TATCCGGGAATGCTTATCGGGCAGATTGTATTTCAAAAGATGCTTGACACCCCACTTGTTAGCTACAAGCAAAAGGGGCACTATAACTTTAATGCAACTGTGATGCCTAGTATTTGGGCGCAGTCAAGCTAAGTCTTCAAGTATATTCTTGTACTTATCAATAGAGAACTCCTCGCTCATATTTTTGCACGCTTCCATAATTGCCCAGTGAGCCCTGCTGTTATTGAAAGATGACTGATGATTAAGCAATAAAGCTAAATCAAGAAGCCCTTGGTAGTCTCTGCTCCTGAATAATTCCTTAAGGCGCTCTGCGTTAAGCCGCTCCTGGAATTGATCTTCGGCGCGATAGCTTGGAGATGACATTGACGTTCAAGAAATGATTATGACTGAGATTACCGAGCCTTACCTTGAGGCGCCATGTAAAGAAAATGAGTGGAAGTGGCGCGTTTACGGAATCGGGATGGTGTGGGATCATGCGCAAGAGTGGCAGGCTCGATGGAAGCTCCACTATTTACAGGTTTCACGAGGCACCACCACCGACAATGGCCCGCGACGCGACACAGGCTTACCTCAATGAAATAGGGCGATACCCCCTCCTGACGAAAACTCAAGAGGTAATTCTTGGTACGCAGGTGCAGGCTTGGATGAACATAAAAGACAAAGATGAAAATCAATACACAGAAGAAGAGAGGCGCATAGCGAGAATTGGCAGGCGAGCAAGAGATAAATTCATCAAATGCAATCTTCGTTTAGTTGTAAATGTTGCACGCAAGTATGTTCCAAGATGCAACAGTCTTGACTTGATGGATTTAGTGCAGGAAGGAAATGTCGGACTTGCAAGAGCAGTAGAAAAGTTTGACCCAACACGCGGGTATGCGATGAGCACATACGCATACTGGTGGATCAGGCAGGCGATACAAAGATCAATGCAATTCAGCGATGCAACAATTCGCCTACCAATTGGAATTCACGAATCAGTCATCAAGATCACAAAAACAACAGAGCGACTGACAAAAGAGCTTGGGCGCGAGCCAACACTTGAAGAAATATCTATCGAGCTGGAAATTGCCATACCAGAAATCAAAGCAATACTTGATGCGCCAAGAGCCTCAACAAGTTTGGACAAACAGGCGAACGAATCTGATGGGAGTAGCCCGCTGATAGAGCTAATCTCAGACTCCAAGCACTCCAACACAATAGAAGATGCAGAGCAAAGAATTGCAATTGAGGATGCGTATGCAGCGATAGAAAGCTATCTTGACGAAACCACGCAGTATGTGATCTTTGAGCGCATGAAAGATCCGCCGACACCTTGGAAAGAGATCTGCGAGATCACAAAGATGACACGCGGAAGATTGCAACTAATGGAAAAGACAGGACTGCAGCGCTGCGCACTCTTGCTGCGCATCAAAAATAGATTCGATCTTTAATTACTTTGGCTGCGGGCAAGTGCCAAGTTTGTAGTCAACAAACAAATCACGCGGATCTGAATCTCTCAGCCAGCTGACAAGCTTTCGATAGTCCGCTTCATTTGCAATTCCAATGCAACCTGCGGTGCCAGGTGAAGTTCTTGCATTGCTATCAATGTGAATCTCAATAGCACTGCGTTCAGTCCCCCCAGGCCCCAAATACCTCAGTGGTGTGCTCACAGGCCCAAGGCCAGGCCCCCAGCTTCCCGAGTAGTTGTCCTTCCCACTCGCCCACTCAATATCTTCGATGCCCCAGCGACCCTCTGGAAGCGGCTCAAGGCTGCCAGCTCGACTGCGTGCCCCAACTCTGAATTGCTGCGCCCCAGGAGCCCCGGAAACCACCAGTAGCGACCCGATTGACTCGCCGCCCTTGATGTACTCAAGCTTGAGTTGCTCAAGTCCACGCGCATCCAGCTTTCCCGTGCGAGTCAGCAGCAGATGCGGCTTAGGGGCATTGGCAGGAATCGGACGTGCGCCAACAAAAAGATCAATTTCGTCTTTCCTGCGATTAACAAGTCCCTGCAGGATTTTGCCATCCGCTTTATTCCAACGTGGCAGCTCTTCAATAACAACTTTTACGGGATCTTCTTTGTTGAACAGTCTTTTGCGCAGAGTGCTTTCTTCTAATGCCCCAAGTCCAACATTGTAGGCGAAGGAAATAATTGCAGCAGTCTGCTCAGAGCGCCAAGTCTTTGCCATTGGCAGCAAAGCAAAAACACCCGGCGCAAAGAGATTCTCTACTTCATTTTGAAGCAGCTCTTCTGCCATGTCTTGTGTAATCTTGTCCCCCATTCGCACGGCGCGATCAATGAATCGAGTTGCGCCATATCCAATTGTCGGAACACCAGCTGGGCACTTATACGCCTCCAGTCTGCAGCCCTCCCATTTCCTGATAAGTCTGAGTGCAGGTGCAAGCCATGCAGGCGCAAGTGGTTGTTTCTGCAGTGGATCAGCCCGATACAACTCCGCAAACTCCTTCAGCACTTCATCAGAAAGCTTCCCCTGCAGCCAATCCCAAGCTGCAAGTTGATGCGGTAGTTCCTTGAAATGCTTTGCAGCACTGCGCAGTTGAATTGCACTCATTTGTCGCTCCAGGGTGCTTTGATTTGCATTGCGCCGCCCAATTTGCGACTTTCGCCCGTCTGCAGAGTGTCGTCGGGCGCTTCATGCAAGACGACTGGCTTCTCTTGTTGTGGTTGAGCTGCCAACCAGTCGGCTTCAGCGCGATCTAAGCGAGGCTTGAGAGTGGCGTAAAACTTGTGATCCTGTGCTGCCTTGCGCAGGTGATCACGCCATGTCTTGTCGCCGAATCGCGCCAGCCAGACGGTTTCGGCGTTCAGCGCTTTGGGAAAAGAATCTTGAGCGCTTTTACGATCAACTGCACCCAAGAATTTTCTTTAACAGGAAGCAGCGCGATAATTTCAGAGCCAGCTGCAATGATAATTGCGATAACGGCTGCGGTGGTGGGGTCCATGATTAGCAGGAAGGTGGCCTTGCTTCCAGCTTAGAGACTCTTTGCTCAACTGTGTTAAGCCTTTGAAAAGTTTCTTTTCTGTCTTCTTTAATATCTTGATGAAGGACTTCAAGTTGAGTTGCAATATGCTCTACTGCACTTGTAAGACGAATAACTGCATCTCGTGCTTCATCGCTTCTACGTGAGAAGCCCATTGCCCCCATCGCTGCAACGGAGATAGACGCGCCAGCCACTGCGGCAAGGACTTCGATCATGGCAGCAATGGCTACCCAAGAAGCATAGCGACCAAAAGGCTTAAGAGATAATTGCAGTTATGCAAACCTCAGCGAGAATTGATGTAGACCTTGATTGGCGGCATCAGATAGAACAAACATGCGGGTGCCGTCAGGAGACACGCGAACGCCCCAAGGTGTACTTACTGCTCCTGTTAAGCCATACAGAGGGATTAGCTCAACAGTGCTCAGCGTTGCAGTGGAGAGGTCGCTTGGAGAGGTCATTGCAATTTGCCTGACTTGACGCCCGCCATTCGCGGCACTGTTGTCAACAGTGGCGTAGATTCGCAAGCCATCAGCCATAACATGAACGCCAAATGATCCAGTCAAAGCAAGGCTCTGCGAAAGTGTGGCCGTGCCCAGTTCATAAGCAGTGCTTAATGTGTATTTGCGAATGTTGTCCGCGTCGCCCGCAAGAAACAACAACGTACCATCATTATTAACGTGAATACCACGCGGGGCTGATTCCGTGCCGCCTACATAAATAAATCCCTTAGCTGTGCTGATGTCCCAAGCTGTGCCAAGCTGGATTTCATATACAACATCGTTTGTAGATCCAACAAGATAAATTTCTGTGCCGTCATTTTTGAAGGTCACTCCTAGAGGAGAAGTTTCAAATCCAACAGATAATGCTTGTACAAATGAAATTGTTGATACGTTCCAGGCTGTAGATAGTGAAAACTCCCTAACTGTGTCATTCGTTGGGCCGGTAACGTACATCTTTGTACCGTCATCTTTGAACCATAATCCTGTAGGAGTTGCTTCGCCAATCGTTGCAGATACACGCACAAAAGATGCAGTGCTGATATTCCAAGCGGTGCTCAGATCGTATTCGTTTACATCATCGCCAGTAGCACCAGTAACATACATCTTGGTGCCGTCTGGCTTAAAGAATAAAGCGCTAGGAACGGTTTCTTGTTCATGGACCAAGTATCGACCCGTAACCGAACGTGGTTCCCAAGCAGTCGTAAGAGAATACTGGATAATACGATCTGCGGTGTCTCCAACAATGTACATCTCCGTGCCATCATTCTTAAAGGTCATCCCTTGAGGTGTTGCATCGCCTGCAAAATAATATCCAAGGAATGAAATTGTAGACACATCCCATGCTGTACTTAAACTAAAAACTCTTACAGTATCTGAACCTGTCCCAACCACAAACATTTTGTCGCCGGAAGATGAAAAGAAAACTGCACTTGGAGCTGTGTCGCCAATGTTAGCAGATACTCTCACGAATGATGCAGTTGAAATATCCCATGCTGTAGAAAGTGCATACTGATTAACGTCATCGCCAACAGTGCCAATGACGTACATCTTGGTGCCACTATCACCAAAGAATAAACCAGTGGGAACAGTTTCTTGACCTGCTACGCTAAATGAAACGGTATCATAAGTTGCAGTTGAGACATCCCATGCCGTTGACAGGCTGTATTGAAAGATCGAATCGGTGATATTGTTTAAGATATACATCTTGGTGCCATCATCCTTAAAAAATAAATCTGTACTCTCAGTTGCTTGAGCGTTGACACTTACACTTTTATTTGCATAGCTAGCTGTTGTGACATCCCAAGCTGTGCTTAATGTATATTGAAAGACAATATCGGTGGTTGCTCCAGGACTCATGACATACATTTTGGTGCCGCTATCATCAAAAGCAACGCCACTGATAGTGGTCGTTTGCCCTGACACAAGGAACGACTTGGCTACATAATCAGCAGTTGCAGTTGAAATATCCCATGCGGTAGACAATGTATACGAAAGGATGACGACGTTTGTACCACCAATTACATACAGCTTTGTTCCGTTATCTCGAAAAAATAAAGCAAACGGAGTTGCGTCTAGCGTAGTTACGCTTAAACTTTTATTAGCATAAGAAGCGGTGCTTACGTCCCAAGCCGTGCTTAGTGTGTACTGATATACGGTATCATTCGTGCCACCCATGATGTACATTTTGGTGCCACTGTCACCAAAGAACGGTGTGCGTGGTGTGGCATCTTGCGTGCCTACATAAAACTTTTTAACGTCAACCGTAGCTGTAGCTAGATCGTAAGGCGTGGAAAGCGTGCAAGACCACACAGCATCTACGCCGTACCCCGTAAAAAACAAACGAGTGCCATCATCACTAATTGCAATTCCGTTACAGTTAAGGTCGTAATCACCAACCACCAAGCTCTTACTGGAGTAAGCAATGGTGGAAAGATCCCAAGGCGTTGTACATTCGTACTGAAAGATGGTTGCAGTGGTTCGTGTACCACGCACAGCAACATAGACATAGCGACCATCGCGGCTGACATCAAAACCCTCTTCTGTGCCAGAGCTGGTCAGGGCATTGAAAACACCGTCATAGCTAAAGCGGCTGATGTATTTTTTGGCGTCTTGTAGCGCTACTACGTCCTCGGGCTGATACACCCCGCTGGTGCGCTTGTTATCTGTGCCGCCGATCAGTCCGAGCCTCATCAGGAGATCTCCTCGTAACCGATCACCAGCTCTAGGTCGCTAGCTGCACTTGCCAAGGCACGGATACTGTCGCCTTCCTCCAGATAGAAGTAGGTCTCCTTGGTGCTGAGCACCTGCGTGGCGTCAGCAGGCACCGTGATGGTTTTGGCGATGTGGCGATCCGTCGTGCCGTCGTAAATGCTCACGCTGATATCAGCGGCGTTCACGCCATCCACGTTGGCGCAAAAGATGCTGTTGATCTTGAGCACCTTGCCACTGGAGGCGCCGTTACTCAGAGCAGCGGCCAAGCTAGTAGTGACGGCGTAACGAGCTGTGCGCCCCAGGATTGTCGTCGGTGACTTGAGATTTGGGGCGGCCATCAGAAGATCATCCCAGAAACAACTGGATCGACGCCAGCTGCGCTAGCCCCGACCTCAACCATTGCCCCAGCAGCATTTTTCACATAAAGCTTTCCGGCTGTTTTATCCCAGCCGGGCTCAGCAACATCAAAGTCGGCTGGATTCGGAGTGGTTGTACCCTGCCGAATAACAATCTTATTATTACGAGGCATCAGTATGTTCCTCCATCAATATCAAAACCACTTACTGCACCATTTTCAAGGAAAGTGACCAAATCGCTAAAAGCAACTTGAACCATCGTTCCGTTGTCGTTAACCACCATTCGATCTGCAAGAGCCAGCGTGGTAGCAGTAGCAGATGTGGAGCCATCAATAATGGCGACTTCACTTGAAGTCAGCAGGGACAGCGCAGTAGCAGCGCCGGTTTGCATCCCAGAGAGCGTGTCAAGATCGGCGTCCCAAGCCTGAACATTCGTCCCAATCGCCAAGCCAAGACTGGTGCGAGCCGACCCAGCATCAGTTGCCCCAGTGCCACCATCGGCGATAGCAAGAGTGCCTGTGATCGCAGATGCGCTGAGATCAAGAGCAAGCTCGGTGCTTTCGATCACCAAGCCGCCATTTGCTTTCAGGTCAACGCTGACCACGCCTGCAGTGAAGTCAATTCCATCGCCAGCACTCAGAGTCTCCTGGGCGTTGATGGTGATAGAACCACTGGCGTTGGTAATGCTGATGCCAGTTCCAGCAGTCAGGGTGGCTTTAGTCAAAGACCCGCTGGAATTACCAATCAGCAATTCGCCGTTTGCGTAGCCATTTGCATAACCAGTTCCACCAAGCGCAGTAGAAACTGTCGTAAATCCAGTTCCAAGGGCGCCGCTTGTCAGAGTTCCAACCGAAGTCAGCGAAGAACTAACAACAGTAGACCCAAGCGCTGTTTTTGAAAGAACGCCAGCGCCATCAATGCGATATGAAAGCCCAGCAGTTAGCTCTACGTTTTGATTGAACGTCCAGCTATCTGTTGAGTCATACCAAAGAATTGACTTATCAGTTGTACCTTTGAGAATGATCCCGCCCGAATCAGCGCCCGCATCTGTTGGAGTTGCGGTAGAACCAAGCTCAATATTTTTATCGTCTGTTGATACGGTCGTTGAGTTAATAGTTGTAGTTGTACCATTAACTGTTAAATCACCACCAATCGTAACGGCGCCAGTTGTAGTAAAACCACTTACTGTTGCGCCGGAAATATCAAATCCACCCGTAAAAGTCTTGGCACCACTGACTGTTTGAGTACCAGTTAGATTCAGATATGCGCCATCGCCGCCAATTGCAATAATTGAAGTTGCTGTACCACCAGCGCCCCCGGTACCTTTTCCATACCAAAGGACATCGTTGATTTCGTTAAATGCAAGTTCTGCATTCTCAAGGGAAGACGGTGCGCCAGTAGCGCCAGAAACCCGCCGCCTAATACGAATCGTGTTGGCCACTAAAAATTACCTCCATCGGTAAGTGTTGTTTTTGTGATTGTGGCGTCAAGACGAAAACTGTCAGAGGCCACGTCGTAATAGAGCAGGCTCCTATCTACCTTAGCGCTCGCATCTACATCCGACATTCCGGCGAGTGAAGATACGCCAGACGGTCCCGGTGGCCCTTGTATTCCAGGAGGCCCCTGAGGCCCTTGAACAACAGTCGAAATAACAGTTGACTGCGGTACAGTAACAACTGTCGTCTTGCTATTTTCTGTTACTACGACAGTATTTTCAACAGATGTGATATTTACGGAAGTCATGCCGAATACCCTTGAGAGACGTAGATAATCCCCTCAAGATAGTATTCACGAAGCCCGCCAGCATTTACAAGCAAAACATCGTAGTAAACTTCATCTGGCAAGGTTGCCGTTTGCGTATTCGTCAGCAGAAGATCAACAGTGCCATTCGGGCGATCAGTGTAAGTTACTCCAAAGTCAGCATATTTTGTTGTTCGCCCACGATCCCAAACTTGAGCGATAACTGTCCAGCCAGTTAAATTGATTGCGACGTTAGAGCCGTCCTTAAATTGCAGGCGAACGGGATGATCCGCTCGCCTTTGCAAGGAGAAGTTGTATGTCCCAGGTGTGACTGCCATAAGGCAAGTCTACCGGCCTTGACCACGCAAGGGTTTTTTGCCTCTGCGACGAGGGCGACTGTGCTGACCGAATCCCTGTGAAGTTGTTTTCGGGGGACCAGCTTTGTGCTCAACGCGAGCGGTGCCGACCTTACTTTTAACAGCCATCAGCCTTCCTCCTGAGCAGCGTCATCAAGCGACGGGAACAGCTCATCAATAAATGCCTGCGGGAGGTTGAACTGATTAGCAAGCTCTCCGACACTTTCAATTACTGCGTCAGAAATAAGATTAGCTGCAAAAGCAGCTTTCCAGCTATTCACAAAAATCCTGCTGTCGCCAACACTTGCATCCTTCAACCCGACAATCATCCCGCCGTAGAGACCGGGTGCAGCACTGATCAAGCCACCGAGCATCTCATTGATTGCCGCATCGCTCATTGCTGCAGCAGAGAACTCAACCCAGTGTGGAGTCGGCGGCGCAGGAGGAATCTCTACAACGTCAAACGACGTGCCATTCCAATTCAACGCTTGAGTCGCAGGATCATACTCAGGCTGCTCGATCAGAACGTAACCGGCTTCTGCAATCTCATCCTCGGTAAAGGTGCTGGGATCAGTGCGTGTAAATCCATTCGCAAGCGTAATGCGAAAAGGAAGTGGGGCAGGTGCTGCGCCGTTGAAAGAGTAAAGAACTGACATGGCAATCAAGAAAAAGTTAAGGCACTGCGTACCTAATGATTACAATCCCGGAGCCGCCAGCACCCGAAATGAGGGTGCCGGGTTGGCTCAAGGTTGCGCCTCCGCCGCCACTGCCTGTATTTGGCGCTCCATTCATTGGCGTGCGACCAGCCGGAAGAGCGTAATTTCCAACTGCAATACCACCCTGTCCTCCTCCCCCTAAGCCACCAAGCCCTGTCGAAGAACCAACATTGTTGTTGCTCAAGGCGCCACCACCACCACCGCCCGCATAATACAAGCCGATCCCATTAATTGATACCAAAACACCATTGCCGCCATTTCCGGGAGCGCTGATAGTTGCATTTGCGCCAATGCCTCCAGCGCCACCACCGCCACCAGATCCGTATGAGCTGCCAGAAGAAAGAGCCGGAGCGCTTCCGCCATTATTTCCCTGACCAGCCGTTCCTTGGCCGCCCAATTTTATACCGGTAGATGGAGGGTAACAGCCACCACCGCCAGAGCCGCCATTTAAGCCAACTCCAGCACTCACGCCATTTCCAGAACCGCCGCCGCCCCCTAGGGCTACCAGGGAACTGAATGAACTATTCCCTCCGTTTAGCCCATCCTGCGTTCCAGGCAGAGCACCCGCCCCAACAACAACCGTATAACTTCCAGAGGCGAGCGATGTCAGAGTTCCAGTCAGAAGACCGCCTGCGCCACCACCACCGCCACCACCGCTGGCATTAATGCCGCCAGAACCGCCGCCGCCAACAATCAAATACTCAACTGTTTTTGCACTTGGCAAAACGAATGATGATGTTCCAACCGTTGTAAATTGATGCACGGCATAAAGCTGCGCACCAACTTGTATGTTGTAAACATCTTGGCCGCCAGTTGCAATTGAAACAACGGTGGTACTGGGCCACTTCTGCGTAGCCCTTCCCTTATAGACCTCTTGGAGGCTCCAGATTCCAGGCTGTTTCTGACTCTTTGTAGGGGAAAAGTCCCCATTAATAAAACCACCGTTGAATCCAGCCATTACGCAATCTCCTCATAGGAAATAGTCAGAGTCAAATTGCTACTAGCGGAAGCAAGGGCGCGAATCAAATCACCCTCAAGCAGATAAACGTAGGTCTCTTTTGTTCCAATCATCAAAGTAGACGAACCAGGAACAGTGATATTCCTTGCAATATAGTAATCAACGCCAGAGCGTTGAATTGCAACAGAAATATCTGCGGGAGTAGCAGTAGTAATATTTGAGCAAAAGATCGAATTCACCTTAAAAACCTTGTTGCTTGCAGCTGCATTTGTTAGTGCAGTGCCAAGGTTTGTAGTAGGTGCGTAATAAACGGTGTTACCAACAATGGAATTGGCGTACCTGAGGTTAGGATTCGTCATGAGAAAAGCATTCCGAAGATGGGGTTGTCAGGAGCCTGTTGGGATCTCCAATAGTTTAGCCCTTGTACCGTCACAACTTGAGGAGCAGGATCGGCATCAATTGCTGCATTAATTTGAGTGTCGGTTCCGGTTGGAGTTGTTGTGTTTCGCAATGCCTGAGCGCCCGCGAGACGAACAGGGCCAGTGCGAGTTGTTTGTGCATTGTTGACCTCGGGCAAACCAGTAATGGTACCCGTCACATTCAATGAATTAACCGTCAGTGTGTCGGTAACATTCAAGAACGGGAAGGTCGTATTTTGGAAGTCATCAACAGAGCTGCTTCCAATATTTTCAACGCTTAGCGTTGTACCTGTTTCAACATCTTCAAGGCCCCTAGGCGAAACATTGAAGCCATCCTCGTTGCTACCTTGCGGAACAACACGACCACCAAGATCATTCGTAAAGTAATACGTGAACTTGTTCTGATCGCTCAGATCCTTCTGCGCAGCTGGGAACGACTTGGAGTAGTTCAGGTAGCCAGCCCACTCCCAAGCGTGCCCATAGAGCCGCAGGACCGATGGACGGCGCATCTCCACCGCCCAGTTAGCGCGACCCGTTGCAGCCCCACCAGACGGCGCCGTGGGGAAGTCCACAGTGCTGGTTGGATCAAGCAGGCGAGTAGTGGAAAGCCTTGGGGTCAACGCCGTATGAGCCGCTGCGGTAGTAAAACCAAGCTCAACCAAGAAGAAATGAAGGCCCTTGTAATCCGTCGAAGACCTATAAATGTCTTGAACGGCCTTATAGGCAAGATCTTCCTGCGTTGTACCAGTTGTAGTCCAGATCGTTGTCCAGTTAATACCGAGAGTCGTGCTATAGGGATTGGTGTCACGATCCCAGTCAATCTTCAGGATCTGGCCCTCTTCATCAATTCTGTCCTCTGCGTTGTAATCAGAACGCATGTGGACATAAATCTCCTTCCATACGCTGATGTCAGGCGATGCAGAAGAAGTCCTGTTTGACTTAATTGCTTGATAGTGCTTGTTGTTGTGCTTAACAACTGTGCCGACAGGATAGTAAGTGTTATTTGCATATGTAATACTTGGCGCACCACGGCGAATGGTGATCTCTGCCGTGCTCACAACACCATCACCAGCCAGCAAGCCAACGCCTGTCTGGCTGACAAGAACGATCTCATCGGTCGTGCTAAAAGTCCGAGAGATGCCGCCGCCTGCACCACGGTTGGGGTCGGTCTGAAGCACGAAGTTGCGCTGAGGCAAGCGAGCAACTGCCGTGTTGTTCAGATAGATAGAAGCGCGACGTTCGGCAGGTGTGCGCGTATCAACTACACGGCGAACATAAACACGTTTGCCAGGTGCAAGGTTGACGCCATCTGGATCAGTAATTGAATCCTGTCCAGTCAGAGCGGCGGTAATGTTAATGACCGTTGGAGCAGTAGAACTCCAAGCAGAAGTAGCCAGTGGGGCATACCAAGGCTTACCAGCTGGATTTTCAACCCAGAGGTAAGTGGTCGGCATAAAACTATAACCATCCCTGTAAAGAATGTCAGGTACGGTCGATGACTCGCTGTTAATTGCAAGCCCAGTCGTCAACGTGATAGTTGTGCTAGTAACAGAATCAATTGTGCCAAGATAGATGTAGCGAACATTGCCTGTTTTTTCGCTGAGATTCAGCGGAACACGCAAAGAGCCAACCGACCAGTTTTTGTCAGATGGGAACGCAAAACTCTTGTAGCCCTTGCTAATTGCAGCGCAGCCACCGAAGGAGCTATTGCTGTTGGTGATCGTGATTTCACCGCCGTTATCGGTGAAGTGGTGAACACCATGCCCAATAGCAAAAACAGAAACCTCTTGGATAAAGCAATCGTTGACAGCAGTAATATGCCGACTCATGCGAGCCGGATTCATGCGAATGTCGTTGGGGCTAGTGGAAATGTAAGTAGCGTAGTTGGCGTCAACAGTTGTGGCACTGATCGCAGACCAAGTATTTGTCACATAACGCTGCCAGCAGCGCATGTCTTTCTGAAGTGAGACGCCGGTAAAGTTGGCGCACACCATCGACTTCAGACCAGTGACCTTAGCGCCATCCATAAAGGCGCCAGACATTCCATAGTCAGATCGAATAGAGCAGTTAAAAATATAAGGAGAGGCACTGGCAGTTGTATCCCACGCAGAAGTGGGATTTTGAGTTGTATCAATCGGTCCTACGATTTCATACTCAGTAGTTTTCGTTGTTGCGAGAACAGAACTAAGGTCTGCGCCAGTGCCAACGGTGTTGCGGCACTTGGTGTAGAAGTCATCAAGTTCGGTCTTGCCGCCAAACTGGAAAAGATCAAGCAGGTGGTGGCTTTGGGCAAGGTTCACCTTGTCCATCGCGGTGAATCCAAAGAAGTACCCCGTACCGGTAATCTTGAAGATTGCACAGCGATTGCTGTAGTTGGAAGTCTCGTCGGCGAGGGACGGGACATAGTTCGGGCGAATCGTGGTCTTCCTAAGGTCAGGACCACACAGCGAGCAACCACGAGGCAGCAGCAGACCGCCGACAACAGGGTTGAAGGCGATCAATTCAGCTGTAGTCGGGGTTTTGTCGGTACCCCAGCTGGCCAGCGCGGTTGAAGCGCTACCGGGATCGTTGTAAACAGTGTGAGTACCAGGCGAAAGAACAATGCTTACAGCATCAATATTTGCCCTTACATCCGTGTAGGTGTACCAGTTCTTAGATGTAATAATTGCTGCTTCGATGACAGCCCTGTTGATTGTTTTGAACGGGCGCTGAGGCGTATAGCCACAAGTCATCCGTTGCTTCTCAAGTCGCTTCAGCTTTTGGGCAATCTTTTCCTCGTCCGTGCCAGAAGCAAGCTCGTAGCTGTTATATGCACCACCAACAAACCTATCGCTACCCGTGTAAGGATTCACATACAAAACAAAGGGTGCGCTCAGCGGATCAAGACTGGCTGCGCTACCTGCAACTACATTTGCGTCGCCGCCGACTTGACGAAACAGATCAACGAGGGTGGCCAGCTGCTGCCTTAGCTGCGCCTGCGTTACGTTGATGTCATCAAGAGCACCAGATGCGCCTGCTTGAGTTAACTGGGGCACGGATGACGACCTTAATCACTTGCCCCATTATACGGAGACAAGGAAGCGTGGCTAGTTTGTCCCCATCCTCAGAGCAATTTCACCAACCGTCACAAAATTCAAAGAGCCTGCGATGATCTCGTCTGGCCTTGTGTTAATTGCTATCGAAGTGACCATTAGCTGAGTTTCATAGTAAAGGTCACCCGGTAAAAGCGTACCGCCCTCTGCAGGGCGATTCTGAATCATCCAGAACTCAGCGTCAGCCTTGCATCCCTTCTCTGTCATGAGCAGCAGGTTGAGAAGGGCGGTCGGATCTTGCGAGTCAGCCTCTTCGTTCCTATCTACAATAAAATCAAGACTGCCACCACCAGAAACAATGCTCTTAACTGCATCACCGAATTTTTCACCAACACCAGTTGTGTCAACTTCGGGCGCAGTCAGATTCAGCGACCACTCCCTGAGAAGCGACTGAATCTTCCAGTCAGACTCACTGACACTTAGTGCTATTTCTAGATCGCTTGAGTTGACCTTAAAAATAGAGACACGATTGTTTGTCGCCCCACGCAGGGCATCTGCTCGCGTCGTATAGAAAGTAAGGCGACCGAGCTGATCTACATAAACGTAAAAAGTTGCTGTAGTTGTCTGCCCAACATCAGCGGCTCTCACGTAAAATTGAGAAGCATCCGAGACTTTGTAAAAGGCGGAAGATTCACTTGTGATGTGACTTCTATTTGAGCCAAGAAGCCACTGGCCGCCAAAATAAGTCCCATGCCCATCCGGGCAATCAGGCCCAGCGAGCGCCGAATTGATGTTAAAAGGAAGTCCGACAGCGCTGGTAAGCGTAACTCGATCTCCACTCCAGAATGAACTGGAGCCCAAGTAGATCGAATTGCTGGTTGTGTTAATGCTGGAGGCATCCAGCTCAACCGGATCGGGAGCTTCTCTCTTTAACTTAAGCTGGCCTCCTATGCCTAGGATTGCCATTAGAAGGTACCGCTAAGAGATCCAGTGATTTGGAAGTTAATGCTGCAGGCGGTAACTTCGCCAACAGAAACAGGTGTGCTGACCTGAGTAACAATCGCAGTGCAGGTCAAAGAAGCACCACCAGAAGCGGTATTCAGAACCATCTGGATGCTGCTTGTGCCGCTGCTCAGAATGCTGTTCAGGAAGCTCTTTGTCGTAACGTCGTCGGGATCGTAAAGAACGGTCGCCGAACCAGTTGCACCACGCAGACCTTCAACATAGGTGCGATCAACGCCGCCCAGAACAGTGGTTTCTAGGGCGTCACGGGAGATGTCAACTGAAAAGTTTCGGCACTTTCCAACAGCGCTACCCCCAAAGCGGATCTCACCGCTATTGCCGGTCAGGACGGCCATGAGCTGTTAAGCCAACACTACTACTGCAGTCTAATCTCGGCGAGAAGAATCACGCGAACACTAGAGCGCCCATTAACTACACTTTCAATGCTCGGTGGTTGATTGTCGTCAAAGTACCACTTAAGCCCCGCCGACATTGAACTCGCATCAAGCCATCCTTTTAGATTGGTAGATGCGCCAGCAAAAATGCTACTTGGCAGTGTCAGGTCAACGAGAGAGCCTTGCGCACTGTTATACGCTTGCATAATTAACGCAGCGTTGTCATCTGAGATATTGTCAAATGACAATGTGAGTTGGCCTTTTCTTGGCAGACTTCCCCAAAGCCTAAAAGAGCTAACACCAGATTGACTGTCAATTTTTGTGCTAGCCCACTGCGGAGCAGAAAAACTTCTGCTCGTGGGCGTTAGCGATGGGAAAGTAACTGCCATTAGCCCTGTATGCTCCAGTTTGCAGAATCAGTGAAGCCCTCTGCCATTTTAAGAATGCCAGAAGAGTTGACAGGCATGTGAACAGCTTCAATGCTAAACCCGCCCTCTTGAACTGGGCTAATGCGCTCAATTTGATAAGTACGTGATCGTGTCTCGGAATTTATTAGCGTAAAGATAATTCCACTTGGGCTAGCAGTCTTGCCGTTATTTGAAACAGTTAGCGTAGTCTGAGCTGGAACATTTTGACTCGTCGGATCCCAAGCAAGAACTGTGTAGCTTCCGTTTGCAAACGGTTGCGTGCTAACGAGAGAGCCATCTTGCAAAACCACGCCATTGCGCAGCTCGTCATAGTAATTCAGGTCAAGCGCAACTCTGATGTAATCGCCGGGCTGAATCGCAGCAACGATACCTTCGTGCGTAGTTTCAAACTTGACTGCGTGCTCAGGAATTCTCCTCATCCTGATAATAAACTTTGCTGCATCAATTGCGTGCTGCCTATTTGTTACATAGTCAGACAGATCAACAGATTCAATTGGGGCGGTATCAGATCCGTATGGAGATACTTCCCTGACCAGCACCTCTTTTTCAACTGCAAACATGCCAGGGTTTGCCAAATTACTGGACAGCCTCTCCTCTCTGTACCTGACACTCACCTGAATTGGCCTGCGATCCTCCGGTTCCATGAACTCCATCGCAAAAGTGCCTTCCTTGATATTCCCTGCTGTGAAAATGCCTTTGATTGAAACGGCGGTGGGGGAAGAAACGGTTCCAGGCCATGCGGGGCGCAGCCAGAATTTCCCGCCAGCTTCGCCAAAAAGCAAAAGATGAGCAGCTGCTGCATCTGCTGCCCATTGACGCAAATTCGTATTTGATGTAATAGCGCCATCAAAGAAGTACTTATGCGTCTGACACCAACTACTAGCAGCGGTAAAACTTGCCAGATCAATTTGCTGATCTGTTACCTGATCGCCCTTGCCGTATCTTGTATTTGTCAGTAGATCCTTGAGAACCTCGGGGAAAAGATGCGTGTTGGCGAGGCCGGAAGTCACGTAAACAGAAAACTGTCCAAACTGCTGCCACTCACTTCCAGACCTCATGTTGAGGCCAAGAATTGCAAGATTGTCATAAAGCGGCGCCTCGCTGTTATCTATGTATTCATTAATTGCAACTATTTCATGCTCTGGGCCGCTATCAGCACTTGACTTGACTTCTTCATAAACAAAGGACTCAGCAAGCTTGCCCCAGTAGTCAAGATAAGAATCAACATCGGCGTATCCAATGCCGATCTCTGCAAGCCCACCCCTCTGCGCTGATGCGATCCTGAATTCGTTCGGTCCCTGCGATGCACGATTGGCGCTAGATATAAGCTGCTTGCCATAGAAGCTGACACTGACTCCACCAGAGCTGACAGTGCGAGTCGTCTTCATTCCAGAATCAACCAATTCAAGATCACCAGTTGCAACGCCAGACCTGATCTCCCAACCGCTGAGCGGCTCAACCTGGAACTCCCATCTCTTTGTAGATGGCATCACAAACTTGATGCTGTTAAATACGCTTTGCTGGGTGATTCCGCGAATGCCAAAACACTGCGGAAGCTTGGTGTATTCGCCAGAAGTTCCAGACTCTCTGTAGCCAATTCTGAAGAAGCTGTAGCGCTCTTCAGAGCTGCTCATTTGTCCACTGTTGAAAATATCAACAACCAACGTATCGCCAGGGCTAAGCTTGTCGCCCTTTTTGCTGAGACAAGCTTTATTGTCGATCTGAGTGTAACTAAGGCTGTCCTTGAAATTACACAAGCCATTAATTCTTATGCCCAGAGCACTGCGAATGCAGAAAGATACAATCCGGCACTCGCGCAGGGTTGAAAAGTTAGCAATTGCAACCCTGAAAATATGAGATTGATTTGTCGCTGTGTAGAAAGCTGGGGCGGGACTATCCTCGTCTCCGTTCGCCTCAATATTGGCGAGTGGAATCGTGCTTCCAATTGAGCCAGACCTGATGATCCTGAAGTCAGCAGTCAGTGGATTGCCGCCACTGGTCGGCGGCTCAAATGCAGCGTTGGAGTTGAAGTTGTTATCAGTCGGAGTGCGATTTGTGCATATCGCTAAGGCCGAACCTATTTTGTATAGCTGCCCAATCTGAAGAGCGTCATCATAAGAATTTTGCCTACCAGCCACAGCAGAAGCAACATCGCCACACCTTTCTTCGTGAGAAGAGTTAGCCGCGAAGTCGCGTGTTTTTGTAACGCTGATTGGACTAAACGTGTAATTTCTTGTGGTTACAGGCGGGGTGCCTGATGTGGTTTCGGAGATAACGGCGGTCACTGAGTGCCTTGCCGAAACCTGCTTGCCAGTATTTGCCTCAGCCCATGTAAAATATTTAATTACATAGGTACCAGTCGAAACCGAACCAAGTGCAGACTGTGCCGACGAGCTATTAAAAGTCCAAGTAACACTTATGTTGTTGTTATTGACGACGATATTGCTTCCGGTTAGCCAACTTTTGACAGTAGTATCACTTATTCCGGGGAATGGGTTTTCTGATACGGTTCTCTTTGCTTCCCACGAATAAGGTTCTGCGCTTGCAACAAATTCAGTGCTGGCGTCAGAAGTGTTAGAAAGATAGTAGGACCACTGACTGCCTGCTGCGCTAATCAGTCCGCTTCTACCAGAGAACTTGGCTTTGTATTTTTCGCGCTGAGCCAATGAAACATAGTCAAGCTCGCAAACGACTCTCGCTTCTGCGTCTCCGCCACCGCCTTTCTTGCCACCTCCACTCTCAACATCAACTGTCAGCTGTGCGTTAACGCCAGGGCGAAGACTTGGATTGACTCGGTAGCCAAGTCCATTGCCAATCATTGAATAAACGCCAAATTGCGTTTGAGTGTTGGGGCGATGAGAGTGACAGAAATTGGAAGCAAGAGCGCCGGAGCTATTTTGCACTGCATAAACATTGCTTGGCGATAGCGCTCCGTCATCATTTGAAGTGCCCGCAACTCTGTCAGAAGTGGTAATTCTTCCGCCATTGGGCCTGTAGTAAACAGTAAAGCGAGCGGCATCGTTTCCGCCAAGCAAGTAGGAGCCAAGGGTGTTATTACCAATTGCAATATTATTAATGTCAATCGAATAGGTGCTTACTCCTTCGCCAATTAAGAACATTGCACGCAGCAACTGCCCTTTGTCAAGCGTTAAAATCTCGCTCCAAATCAAAGGGACATTGATCCTGATTCCGCCGTAATATTCACCACCTATCAGCTC